ACACGCCACCAATTAGCCCAATAAGTGCTTGTAGAGGCTTTCTCGCGATTCTTTTCTATTTGGTCAATAATTGACTTGTCAAGAGCTTCGTTGTCCTTGTAGGTAAGAATTAAGAAGTCTGAATCAGCTTCGTCTTTTAGTTCAGTATGTACCCAAAACTCATTAGCTGGATTGAAGTCTAAATATATAGCTTTCTTTGTACGTATTGCTAACTCGTTGTAACTTTCAAAGGTTACGTTATTACATTCGTTTATGTATAAAACATCACGCCTTGCACCTCTTAATTTACTTGAATCGTCTGCACTAAAAAACTCAAATGTACTTCCGTTTAAAAATTGATAGGTTAATAACGATTTGTTGAATTGGTTTTCATTCCATTTATTCATCCACTTCATTAGCTTAATAAAGTCCTTTAAAGCTCCACGTCTTAAATGCGGTATTGATTCAGCAACTACGCTAACTTCAAGCCCATGTACTGCTGAAGCACGCGCTATTAAAACGGATAATATACCGTAAGTCTTGGCAGCCGACGTGCCACCCTGAATAATACGAACTCGCTTTTTGAGTTTAAGTATTTTATTCGTCGAAGTCGTCCGCAGAAACATCAGGGAAAATTGGCTGTTCTAAAATGGTTTGTTCTATCTGTTGTAATGGCGCACCGTAACCGCTATCCATTAATGCCTTATATGCAGCTACATCACCCTCTCGCATTTTCTTAACCATTGCCAAAGTTCCTAAATCTTCTTGGGTTAAAATTTCTTCAACCCCTGTAATTGGGTTCTTTGCTTTTTGTGTTGTTTCTAACCATTGACGTGCTATTGTGCTACGGTTTTTACTTCCTTTAGGTCTTCCAGTAGGGTTTCCTGATTCGCCTTTTTGGAATTTATGCTGTTCAATATCTTTTGCTCCCATTGTGCTGTAATTGTGCTGTTATTTAATTTCAACTCCGTTCTTTTTAATAACTAAACTTGGGTCAAGTTTTTTCATTCTGTCAATTATAACTTGGCAGTATTTCGGGTCTAATTCCATTCCGTAGCATTTGCGTTTAAGTTGGTGTGAAGCAACCATTGTTGTACCACTACCGAGAAAACCATCCCCTATTAAATTGCCTTGCTTACTGCTATTTTTCATTAAATATTCAATAAGTGGTATAGGCTTCATTGTTGGATGTTCTCCATTTCTTTGTGGTCTATCAAATTGTAATATAGTTGTTTGTTTTCTATCCGAATACCAGTTATGTGCTTCTCCTTCATACCAGCCATAAAGTATTGGCTCGTGTTTACAATGATAATCTTTTCTGCCCATAACCATTGTTTGTTTTAACCATATTAATTGTTGGCTTAACTTAAAACCTCCATCTAAAAAAGCATCAACAAAACTTCTTAATTCCATATCTGCAAAAAAAACATATATTCCACCACCCTTTTTAGTATTTAATAATGTTGTAGTAAAATAATCGGTTAAGAATTTAACAAAATCAGAACTTTTCATTTTATCATTTTTTATAGTCAAGGCTTCTTTTGTTTTACCTTCATAAGCAACATTGTAAGGTGGGTCGGTTATAATTAAATCCCATTTTTTATCAACCATTAACTTTGCAACTTGGTCGCTATCCGTACTATCTCCGCAAAGTAAACGGTGTTCTCCTATTTCAAATAAATCTCCTAATACTATATCCGTGTTTATCTCGTTAGGTATTTCGTAGTTATCTTCTTCTGCTTCAAGTTCTTCTTGAACGCTTAAATCAACAGGCAAATCTAACCCCCAATCCGTTAATTTTTCAGCATCCCATTCATTCGCTAAACTATCCCAATCCCATTCTCCAAAACCTACATTATCTTTTATTAAGAATTCGTTTTTCTGTTCCTCAGTCCATTCGTCTGCTACTATAATCGGTATTTCTTTCAATCCTATCTCTTTACAGGCTTTTAAACGCATATTACCACCTAAGACAACGTATTTACCGTCAACATCTGTAAAAACGATTAGAGGGCGTTTATTTAGCATATCAGGGAACTCCTTTATTGAAGTTACTAACTTGTTAAACTTTACGTCTTTTATTATTCTTGGATTCTTCGGGTTGGGTTTAACCTCGCTTATTTTAACTAACTTCATTTAATTAGGGTTATAATAGTAATCTCTGTATTCGTCTTTTGATACTGGATATATTTCCATTTGTTCTATTTCGTTGTCTAAAAATACACAGTAATTTATTTCTGTTACTTCCATTATTAATCTTAAAGCGTTCCAATCTGATTTATGAATGTTTGGGTTTATAAACACTATGTAATAATCACTTTTTAAAGTTACGCTACACACTTTATTCGTTCGTGTTTTTGGATAGATTCTCTTCATAACTTGTTGAACAAATTGCTAATCTTTGGTCTGTGTTTTCAAACTCACTTACCATTTTGTCATCGGTCATGCAACGTTGAATGAACTCTGACTTTGTTTCGTTACTTGTTGGCTTGGGAATTGGCATCTTCGTAAGTGTTATAAACTTGTTTTAATTGGTTTACTCTTTCTAAAATACACGATCCACATGAAGTTGGTTCGTTACGTACTCCAAACACTCTGCTATGAATTGCAAGTATTGTTTTTTGTTCACTTGGCTTTATTACTTCCGCCTTTTTGTCAAACCATTCTTTTAACCAATCGTATTCAGCTTGTTCTAAACACTTCGCCTTTCTGTACGGAAACAACTCGTTTAACTTTGCTTTGCGTTCATCGCAGTTGCAATCTTCTCCTAATAACCATTTAGCTACTTTTGCTACTCCAGTTGCTTCTAATACCTTTTCAACGGTATCTCCTAATCCTTTACTTTCAGCTGCTAATATTTCAGCTTTTGTTCGTCTTTTTCTTGCCATGTTTTTATTTTATTTAGTTATATACCACCATTGTGGTTCTATTATTTTACCTATATATTCATCGTCTTTGATGTAATCCCCACACCAAAACACATCTAAAACTTTGTATTTTGCAACTTCATTATTTTCTACTTCAGTTACTTCACCTACATAATAACAGTCGCCATCTTCAACATCCCTTATAATATCACCTATTTTGAATTTCATGTTATTTTATTAATTCATAATCTTGGTTAATATAATCCTCATAATGTTCGCCTACTTCTATTTTTAAACTATCCTTACAATATTTTAACGTTTGCCATACTGACTTAAAACTTATTCCAGTACATTTTTGTATTTGGCGTGTACTCATTCCAGTATCTCGGTAAAGTTCATATAACAGTTTGTCATACCAATGCCAGCTATTTACTGTTTCGTTTATTTTTACTTCTAATTGCTTTTGAGCGTTCGTTTTTTCGTATGGACTACTTTCATCAACTAACTGAATTGCCTCCGTTATATCGACTTTCTGAAGCCTTTGTTTACTCTTTTCGAAGTCATAGTACATATTTCTTAAAACAATCCATACAAACCCCTTGTAAATAGTTCCATTACGGTAAAATCTTTCTTTGTTTTCGTGTTTTGCCAGCTTTAAATACATTTCCTGGACTATATCTTCAGCTAAATAATACTCTCCAAACGAGCGCACAACTTTAATCCAGTGTTTATGGTCTGCGTAAAGGTCATTTAAAAAACGGTTAGTGTCCAATTATAAACAACAATAAAATAAATAATACAACTATCAAACCACCCAAAACACGAATCAAACTCTTTCGCATTTCCACCTCATTAAACAACCATTTCTGAATCTTAATACTCGGAACGCTCCAAACAAAAACAAGTACAGCCCTATCCAAAAAGAATAAGGCTATAATGAAAGGAAATAAAAGTATCGTTAAGTATTTCACATGGCTAAGTTATGTAATTTTCTTTTATAGTTCAACAAACGTCCTAAAGCTCTTGAGCAAAGCTCTAATCTATCACTGTATTTTTTAGCTAAATTAGGTAGGTAGCCTTTGTTTGAAGTCTTAATAAAATCGGATAACATTCTCATTCGTGTTTGCATACCGTCAATCATGTATTCAATGTCCTCAATTCGCTCTTTAATTAAATCAGCATCTAATTGTTGACCAGTTCCTGAGCATGACATACATTCATAATCCACTACATCCTGCAAATAAGGAATTTCAGTTCCATTGTGTTCAATTGTTACAGTTCCCCAACCATTACACTCTTGGCAATCTCTTGTTAAATTTTTCATAATTCGTATTTTTAATTGTTAATTGTTGAACAAATATAATTACATTTTTTAATATAACAACAAAAAGAATAAAAAAAAGCGGAATTTTTTACGTTCCGCTTTAAATTATTTACTAAAAAACTCACCCAGCTTTTCTATTGATCTACTGGACAAACTACTTCCACTCATGAATTTATGCAGGTTAGGTTGTCTTATTCCTACTAACTTAGAAAAAGCGTTTAAGCTCAATTCGTGTTTTTGTAGGTACTGTTTAACCATTGCCCGTGTTACTTCATTCGCTTCGCTTAAAACTTGTGCTGCGTAATTCATATACCATTTAAAAAGTCATCGAACTCCTTGCCATAACTTGGTTTTCCAGCTGTTGGCTTCGCTTGTTCCTGAACTGGTTTAAAACTTAGGCTTTGAAACTTTCCTTTTTGTCCGTCTTTTACCCATGCTGAAACATAATACTCAACGCCACCGATAGTTGCCTTTCCTTGATAGTGCGGGTGCGTTTCCTTTTCTCTTTTGTCGTTAGTGAATAACGCTCCACTGTTGTCTCTCTTTTCCATTTTACTTATTTATTTATGATTAATCCAAATTCCATCTTCACCGCCGTTCTTTTTTATTTCTTCTTTTGCGTAATTAATGCGGTCTAAGGTCATATCTAAGTCATCGGTTATTATCATTCGAGTAAACCCAAACTCATCACCCTCCAGCTTTTTAAATAAAGATGCTTCATAATGAAACCACGTTGTTTCGTTTAAAGGTGAAGCACCAATATAATACACTACGTCATCTTGGCGTTTATATGCTTCGCTTTCTTTGAGTAACTTATAAATATCTCCAGCAAACTTAAAATAAGCCTCGTTGCCTATAATGCTAATTAATTCTGTTTCGTTGATTGTCTTTTCCATTTTTACTTTGTTTTAATATATAACCTTTTAAATCTTTCAACCGAACAGCAGAACTCTGTTATAGGATTTGTTTCATATTGTCTTATTGTTTCGTACCAAAGTTTATCTTTTTTAAAGTCTTTGATTTGTACTATTTGGTCTCGGGTCGTGTTTTTGTAGTAACCCATTACTTTTAAATCTTCCATTACCATAACCATTTTAAAAATGTCCATATCAATTTCAAGAATTTACGAATTAACCCATACTCATTTTGTTGAGTAGGAATGTTTATTGGCTCTTGAACTTTTACTTTTGTTGCTCGTGTTTTTGATTCAGCCCTTGCCTTAGCTTTTATTTCTGCTGGTATTTCTATATAATTCATATCAAATTGTAATTGAGGTTGCGTTTGTTTTCTTTGCATTTTTTGGAACTTTCTGTATTCATCAATTAATTTATTATTAACTTCTACATTTTCATTCCATTTATATATACCTAAATAATCTTTAAACACAATATTTTTCCTTAATAGCATTGTTGCTAATTGGTTTCCAGTACGGTGTTTTCTTGTTATAGCATTTAGATTAGTAACACTACTATTATCTATTTGACTTTTAATGTCATTTAAGCAAATTATCCATTTTTTATTTGCTACTTTTTTATTTACATTCATAATTCATTAATTAAATTGTTATAATATACTCTTGCTAACTCTATTCGTTCTTTGATTTGTTCTATTACGCTTTCGTCTTTTGCTATTTTAAAGACCTTGACGCGCTTTTCTTTTGGTATGTGGTCAAAGTTATGTTTCGACTGTACAAAGTCTCTTACATCCAAACTTTCATCTATTAACCCTTGTTTCCAATGTTCACGCCTTACCTCGTCCTCAACTATTTGAAATGGTGTATTTACTAAGCAATAACAAAGTAACGCTTCGTCTTTTCCTGTTAACCACATATAACCTTGCAGCTGGTAGTAATAATCTTTGTTCGGACATTCGCTTTCAAAAAATGGAAACGTAGTAGCATCCCAACTGCATTTAACATCTAAAAGAATTTCATTCGTGTTTACGTCTGGCGTTCCAGTTAAATAATCGTTTGTTAAATTCTCTTCATTCTTGTAAATAAAGCCTAAGTTCAACACATCGTTAACCAATTCTATTCCATCGTTTTCTACTTCATTACCTTTATCAGTGTATCTGCTCCAAAACTCTTTACGGATTCCGTATTTATGTTCGATTGCAAGTTCCTGAATGTATGTCTTTGTAGTTTTAGATAAGACCTCACCCTTTGTTTTGGGTGAAGTCATCAATTTTCCTATTTGTGAAGCTCGTATTTTCATAACAATAAAAGTGCTTTTTGTTGAACTTCATTTAATTCAAACTTTGCTTGTAGTTCTTCAGCTGTAAATTCTCCATTACGGATAGCTTCAACTGCTTTTAAGAATCGTTCACCTTGTATTGTAGGCTTTTTTGCTTCCGTGTTTTTAGGTTCTTCTTTTTTGTTATCTTTTGAATCGGGGTCGCTTTCAGTTTCATCAATTAAGAATAAACCATTCAATGCGTATTTACGTGCGTAACTTGAAGCTGTGCCAGTGCATTGTTCAGATGACATTCCTTTGTGTTCACCAAGTTCTGCCCAACCATAAACCTCTACAATGTCAGTTCCGCATTTTAACGTTGCTGTTGCTTTTAAAAATAGCTTACTACCTACTTCAACAATAGTATCTGAAAGAACCAAAGTAGATTCGTGTTTTACTAAGATAGGTTTTGCCGATTCTAAAATTTGCTCAGCACTACGATATTTGTAATTACCGAACTTGTTTAAACTTCCTTTTGGACATTTTAATTCTGCCTGAATTTCTAATAACTTTTTCATAATTTGAATTTTAATTGTTTACAAATATAACTATATTTTCTAATATAATACTAAAGAATAAAAAAAATTATAAAAATTTTCTAAGACCTTCCGCACAACGTTCTATGCTGTTTGCTCGTTCCTGAAGGCTTTTTATTTGTTCAGCGATAGTTTGCTTACAATCGCTTGTAAAATATCCGTTAGACGTCGCAATCAGCGGGATTATGCCGTTTGTACGAATGTAGTTAACCATTTTACGCAAACGTACTCCAGTCATTTTAATTTTATAACCTCGTGCTAAAAGATATTCGTTCATTCGGGTTACTATTAACTCCGACTTTATTGGGTTCGCCTTTTTGTAGTTTCGGAAACCATGCACCACTACTGGCAAAATCTCCATTTCTTCGCTTGTAAGTTCGTGTGTGAACTCTTCAAAATTAGTTACGCTCATAATTTAAGTTTTAATTGTTGGGTCAAATATAGTTATTCTTTTTAATATAATTACAATTCTTTTATCTTTTTTTTATAAGTCAACATAATTTCTCGTAGCTCCTCTTTGGTGTATCTTCTTTCTGTTGCTCCATTTTCCTCTAACCATTCAACTCGCTCAACTCCGATTTTGTCAATTAGCCTTTTTCTGTATTCAACTTGATTACCTGAAAGCATCACGTTACATTTATAACAACTTACCCAAACATTATCTTCGTGAAATCGTACGTTTGAATGTCCTCCAGCACTTAAATAGTGTGATGCGTGTCTTACTCCATTTATTTTCTTTCCACAGCTTATACAATTTTCGTGTTTATCTCGCTCACGTATAAATCGATTAAATACAACTTGTGTCATATTTAAAAAGTCTTGGATAGTTTCTAAGTCTTGTTTCATTTTCTGCTTTTTAACTTTCCATTGTTTCGCCTTTTCGGATTCTACCCAAACACGAACGCACTCATCGTTTAAGCAGTATTTCATATTGAATCGGATAGGCTCAAACTTTTCTTTGCAATGTTTACAGCGTGGCATCTTTAAAATTTAATTGTGTTTGTAAATCCTTGACTTTGAATTTCTCATCCATTAATAGCTTTTCAAGTCTGAAATTTTGCTGTAATGCTGCTCTTAGTTCTTTTTCCATAGCATCGTAACTAATCTTCACTTGTTGTAAGTCTGCTAAACTACGTTCCATTGAATGTATTAAATCATATCTATTAGAGGCACGTTCTTTTATTTCCTCAAGACTTAGTTTAATTTTTAAATAAGTAGTGTCTAAGTTTACTTTGCCAGTTATAATTGTCAGTTCGTTCATTTATTCGTGTTTTTGTAAGTTATAATAATCAAAAAGGAACATCGCCTTTACTTTGTTTCATCTTTTCGCTAAACGAAAGTAATTCTTTTCCGTTTACTATATCAGGTTCAATCAAAGGTAGTTGTTTAGCTGGAAAACTATTTGAAATTGGTTTCGTGTTTCTAATCGGATCAACTGAATTAATTTTAAACCCTAATCCGTTATTAAATTCACACAATACTGGTTCATCTAATCTCGTATGCATTCCGCCCGTGTCCATATCCTTAATTTTTTCTACGTTAACCATAGTGTAATACTTCATTGTTTCGTGTTTTATTAGCCTGTGAATAACAAACATATCATCACATCTATTTAAAAACGCCTTACCGCCTTCGATATGGTCTTTTAACGGTGGTTTAAGGTGTCCTTTCCACATATGTCCATCTGCATATAAATTACCGCTCCTACCGCTTTCGCTATTTGGGTGCGTGTTTATGTAAATTGTCATTCCTGATTCATTTACAAATTGCCGTGCCTGATTTAAAAACTGATAATTACCTTCATAAGTCATAGGTCGGTCAAGTCCAGTGAACGGGTCTATTAATCCAGCATCGCAATCACTATCCTTAAACAGCTTTAAAATATCTGCAGGGGTGTAAAGTTTGTCGTTCGGAATGAAATTAAAATACTGCTCCAAATAAGTTGCCGTGCTTAATATCTTTGAATCTTCTATTTCGGTAAACTTTTGTCCTAAGTACATTTGTATCATGTCACGTAAGATTTGTCCTTTTTGGTTTTCACCGCTCCAAATACAAAACTTCAATTCGTGTTTTACTGCCAATGTCAAGAAGTACCAATTTATCCAGTATGTTTTCCCAACGTTATCGTGGCCTAAAATAATGTTTAGTTGTTTACGTTTAAACCGAAGATGATTATCTAAGTCGCAGTTAATGCCGTAACCCTTTTTTATTTTTCCGTGTTTATAGTCAAGTAGGTATTGTGCTGAGTCGCCTATCATAGTCCAAGTTGTTTGTTTACGTATTCTACTAAGTGGTCGGTTTCTTCTTTTTGATATTGTTTAGGGTTTCTACTCAACCAAGTTCGCAACCTTTGAGAAATACCGAATGTTTTTTCTTTTTCAAATCTAAGTTTTTTATCATTTTCACCGTGTTCAGTCCAATAAAAATAAAAGTCGTTTAACATATCCCTACCATACTCATCTAAAAAAGGTTTAAGCGCATCAGCAAATTTTAATTTGCGTTCTTCTATATTTATTATTTTCTCTTTTACTTTCTCTTTCTCTTTTACTTGTAGCGAAGGGTGTACTGAACCCCCTTGCCTACCCCCTTGCGTAGGGTCTTGGGTAGGGTTTAATAAAGTCTTTTTAGTTTTGTCTTCATATCCTTTAACCTGCCTATCAATAGAATGCTTTTGAGATAAATAAGCAAACTTACTCATGCCTTCTAAATCCGTTTCAATTCCTGTAAATTGACGTTTCATTAAAGCATCGTAAAATGCTAATCTATCTTTGTCGTTTAATTCGTTTGCTACATCCCAGTAACTCCGATAAAAATTAAATCCTTCTCTCATTTGTTGTTGTATTAAATAAAAAAACCCCTTGAAATCCTGTGCATCCTACCTCACATTCATTCAAAGGGTCAATAATACCTTTACGAGTTTATAATGTAGGATGAACTCGAATACAAATATATAAATTATTTTCTAATCAAACTCAAAATTCTTATAAAA